TCAAGTTCAAACATTGCCAGTTTCCACTTAGTGCCGTTTAAAGCGTCTAGGGCGTCTTCTTCGTTGTGCAGCTCTATTGTTACTTTCATCTTATTTGTTTCGGTTTGTAATTGCTTCTCGGTAACCATTGCTAAAGGCTTCAACTTCTACTAGCGCTATGTCTTTTTTGATGCGCTCTAGGTACAACGTGGCGTCCATTAGTTCTTCTTGTAGGTGGGTTATCCATTGATCTAGCGTTAAGTCGTTTCGTGTTAGCGGCGTTCCGTATTTCTTTAGCCCCGTGTTTGAGCGTTCAACGTACTTTGCTAGTACGCTTTTTACTATCTGGTCTTCTACTTCTTGTTTCATTGTTCGTCTTTTTGTGTTGGTCGTAAGTCGTAAGCTATGCAAATCAATCCTAAGAATGTCATATCTGAGATAACAAATGGCGTTGTATACCTCATTACAATTGCATCAACAATTGGTAATTTAACTTCGTGACTTTTTAAATAATCTTCTAAGTTTTTTCTTGCTTCTTCTTTTGTCATAGCATTTGGATTAGTGCGTTATAATACTCACGAGCAAGCTCTATCTTCTCTTTTATCTGCTCGATTACTTGTTCGTCTTTTTGTACATAGAATACTTTGACTCTGCGGTTCTTAGGTATGTGTGAAAACTGATGCTTACTCTCTACCTCTTCACGCAAATCCATATCCTCGTCAAGTTTGTGCAGTTTCCAATGCGCACGTCTGATTTCGTCCTCTACCATTTCAATAGGAGTATCAACAAGGCAGTAGCAAAGCATCGCTTGGCTTTTATTTGTAAGCCATAAGTACCCTTGAAGCTGAAAAAAATAGTCCTTGTTAGGGATTTCGGTATCAAAAAACGGAAAGGTTGTAGCATCCCAACTTGATTTAACGTCAAGCAATACATCCTCCGTGTTTACATCTGGCGTACCTGTTATCCAATCGTTTGTAAAATGCTCCTCATTCTTGTATATAAATTTGACGTCTAAGACATCATTCACCAACGAGATAGATTCGTCTTCAACTGCGTTGCCTTTGTCCGTGTAACGTGAGCTAAACTCCTTCTTAATGCCGTATTTATGTTCAAGGACTAACTCGTGAATGTAAGTCTTTGCCGTTTGGCTTAGTATTTCGCTTTTAGAGCGAGGTGTAGCCATCAGTTTCCCGATGGCAGAACACCTAATTTTGAGAGTCTTCATAGTGCGTTGAGCATATCCGTTTGACCTTCAGTTAATGCAAACGATGCTTCGAGCTTCTCACGAGTGTATTCTCCTTTAGCAATGGCTTGTACTGCTGCTGCAAATCGCTTTTGGTCTATGGCAGGAAGTTTCTTCTCTTTTTTCTCTTGTTCTCCTGCTGCGTCCGTGTCTTTGTCCGTTACTAAACCAAGTGCAGAGCTTAGTGCATAACGACGGTAATAAGTTACACCTGAACCGAAGGACTGAAAATCATTCATACCCTTCAACTGAACGTAAGGAATAGCTATTGAGCTTTCGAAGTTTTCGCCTGACTCAACGTGGAATACCATTGTAGCAATGTAGTTGACATCGTCTTTGGTGTGTAGAGTCTGAGTGAATCCAAGTCCGTGTTTTTTTAGCAGCGGATTGATTACTTCAAAGATTTTAGGCAAGTCAGCATAAGAGTAGCCGTAGCCTTGTGTTGCCTTGTGAATTACAGGCACTTCTTGTTGGAATGAAGCCAACGATTTTAATAAATTCTTCATAGCGTTTGTTTTTAATTATATACAAATATAGGCATTATTTTCAATTGTTGATACTTTTATCTAAAAAATCTTTAGTTGGAAGTAAAATTCCTTTGCTGGTATTGGAATCTCCGCCTAAAACATCTTTAGAAGTGCCTATATATTTTCTGCACATCTGCTTTAAAGTGTCCGTTTTAATCAAAATACAATGGTCATCGCTTAACCAATAGCACCAATATTCTGCTTGTGTTGTGCTTATCCCACTACTATGACCTCTGCTTTCATACTCAACAAATATGTTTCCTGTGTCCAAGCATTTAAAGTCTCGTTTTACTTCTATTCTTTTACCGAGTACCTCAAATAATTGAGTCTCAAATTCCTTACCGATTTCTAAATCGTATCTAAAGTCGCTATTGTGTTCCATCTTTTATCTTGTTTTTATAGGTTTTAATTATTTCTTTTAGTTCGTCTTTGGTAAATTTTCGTGTTACCCTTGCTTTTGCTTCAAGCTGATTGTATCTCTCTGCTCCAATCTTTTTTAGTAGGTGCTGACGGTACTCAATTAGGTTGCCTGATAAGTAGCTATTGCACCTTTCACATTGGACGTGAACATTGTCCTCATCAAAACGGACATTCCAATGATTGTTAGCATTCCAAAAATGCCCTGCGTTGACTTTCTTAGGTACTTGCTTACAAGATATGCAGAGTTCGTCTTTATCTCGCATCCTAATAAACTTATTGAATACTAACTGAGCTGCTTTAACAAGGTCTTGAACCGTCTCTAAATCGGATTTCATCTTGACTTTAGTCTGCTTCCACATCTTCTCTTTTGCTTCAGCTACAAAAGCACGGACGCATTCGTCTTTTAGGCAGTATTTTGCATTAAACCGAACAGGTTCAAACTTCTCCTTGCAGTTTTTGCACCTCATCAGTCTAATTCAATTACTTCTTCAATCCATTGGCGAAACAAAATCTGCAACTGAATCTGCTCGTCAAATATCTTACCTGCGTTCTCTCCGTCTATTCGTAGGATTTCTCTATCCACTTTCTGAATTTCATCTGCAAGGATGTTTGCTTTGCGCTTTAGCGTTTGCTTGAATACATACTGGTCATTAAGGTCTTCAATGAAGTCTGCCAACACGGGAAGGAAGGCAGTCAATGCTACTAATTTCTTTTCTTTTTTCATAATTGGTTTTCTATTTGGTTATACTTTATTTGGTTTTCTAATTCGTTTTTTATTCGTGTCAGTTCAATGTTTCTATTAGCTAAAATTGTATTCTCTCGGCTTATTGATACTGCGTGTTCATACAGGTTTGTCAGAAAGCTGATAGCTTCTAATAACTCCTCTTCGCTTTGTTCTGCCCCTTTAATATATTCGATAGCCTCAGGTCTTGTTTTTAATATGTTCTCACGAGCGTTTTGGATTCGTCTTTTAATAGCCCACAGGTTGACTCCTGTTTTTATTTTTTGTAGTCCTAAGTCCATTAGAAAGAATTTTTATTTGCTAAATTACGGAGTTTCTCCGATGTTGATAATATGCCATCTTGTATCTGCTTTTGAATTTCTTTAGGGCGGTGTTTCGTCAATGGGTCTATTCCGTTTATTTGAAATCCCAAACCTGAGTTGAACATACAATATACAGGCTCATTCAATGCTGTGTGCTTACCGCCTGTTTCCATATCCTTAACCTTTTCTACTCCTACCCAAGTTACATATTTCATTGATTCGTGTTTGATTAGCCTGTGAATTACAAACATATCATCACAACGATTCAAAAATGCCTTGCCGCCTTCGATTGCATCCTTTAAAGGTGGCTTCAAGTGTCCTTTAAAATCACCATCCTGATACAAGTTTCCGCTTCTACCGCTTTCAGAGTTTGGATGCGTGTTTATGTAAATTGTCATTCCTGTTTGATTTACAAATTGTCTTGCTCGGTTCATAAATTCGTAGTTACCTGTGAAGCTCATCTCTCGGTCAAGTCCTGTAAATGGGTCTATCAATCCTACATTTGCTCCGCTATCTTTAAACAAGCCTAAAATGTCGTCAGGTTTATATAGCTTTGAGTTATCAATGAATGTAAAGAACTGCTCTAAGTACGCTAAATCTCCGCTTATTTGTGAGTGACTCAATGTAGAAAAGTGCTGCCCTCTGTACATTTGTATCATATCTCTAAGGATTTGACCTTTCTGATTTTCGCCTGACCAAATGCAGAACGTTAAATTGTGTTTAAGTGCCAGCGTAAGAAAATACCAATTAATCCAATACGTCTTTCCAACGTTATCGTGACCAAGTATGATGTTTAGTTGCTTAGGTTTGAATCTTAAATGCTCATCTAAAAAGCAGTCAAGTCCAAGACCTTGTTTTATTTTACCATCCCTGACATCAAGTAGGTATTGAAGTGAGTCTCCGTGTTTACTTAGCATAGCTTTTATTTGAGGATTCCTAATTTGCGTGCAAGAGCTGCCTCTTTACTTCCATCATCTTTGTAAGTGTCGGAGCTTGCGTTTTTAGATAGCCATTTTGTAGCCGTCAAATATAGTGAAACATATTTCTTGTTGCCTTTGTAATTTTCTATAGCATCTAAGGTTTCATCAATTTGATTTATACTGTACTTCTCGAGTAACTTATCTACCTCATCAACTGAAATAGACAGGTGAGCGAAGCTCCTATATATACTTTCTTTATCTACTTCTTTATCTATTTCTTTAATGCTTGAGCCTTGCTTTAGCGATGCTTTAGCCTTGCTTAAGCCACCCTTACGACCTGATTCGCTGAGTTTCAATCGTTTAGCTGATATTTCTTCACGCTCGTTATCAAGAAATGAAATAACCAGTTTTTCTTTTTTCGTCTTTAAATATTTTTTTTCAATCAACTTATCAACTAAATCAGAATTACGCAATCGTAGCTTTGCTTCTACAATAGTTAGGCAGTTATTCCTATTCCAATACTCAGCACATACACTAATAAATGCACCTTGCATTTCAAATGGTTCATAACTAATGTTTCCCGTTATCCATTCGGTAGCATTAAATTTAAAGAATGGTAGTTCTTTGCTCATTATTTAATTTTTAGGCAACAAAAAAGCCTCATAAATCCGTAGGGTCTCACTTCTACTTCATTATAAGGCTTAAATAATTCCTTTGGGTTCTATGGTGTGAGACCGAACCATCTACAAACATAACGCTATTTATCTAAATAGGTTGCTCGTGTGGAAAACTTTTTTGATGGTCATATCTTCCCTCGTTATTCCAGCGTCTGATTCTGCGTAATCTTTCGTAGTTTGTAGCTTTGGCTATGTCATCAAAGATATTCCGTCTTTGTCTCGTGAACGTTACAGGCTCAGACATCAATTGTGAGCAGCTTTCAGTCATCTTCTTGTACAATCTATCGTCTTTTAACTCTTCGTGTTTTCTAATCGAATGTAACACGGTGGAATGGTCTCGGTTGAATATCTTTCCTATCTCGCTTAAAGTTAGCTCCTGAGTGCGGTATAAAGCGTAACAAAGGTAATGCCTCCTGAAGACGTAGAACTGCTCTCTGCTGCGTCCGTTTAAACCTTCTGACTCAATGTATTCTTTTACTTGTTCTATGTTCATA